TAATTCAAATTCTATTAAACTTGGAATTATTTCTGTTTTATTTTTTTCATCTTGTAAATTAGACGCAAAATCAGATTCTTCCTCATCTGCGTCTATAGATACGTGTGAGCCAGGAGAAAAAAGAGAGGTGTTTATTACAGAATTTATAGCTTCTTTATTTGCGGATTTAAATATATTTTCTACATCTAAAATATCTGATGTAATAATATTAACCAAATATCTTACTAAAACATTATAAACAAATTGTTCATTATCTCCAGAAATAGTTCCAACATCAGAGGAGCCGCTGATGGACCCAACTTCTTTTTTACTATCAGAATTTTCTGTTTCTTTTTCTTTTTTTATTTTTGCTTTTTTAGTATCTTCACGTTTTTTGGCTAATAATTTTTCCCATTCAGGTACGGTATCTTCTGTTAATTTTCCCCAAGATAAGGAAGATAAAAAATTAGAAAACTCATTATTAGATGTATAGAATTTTTTAATGAGTGGTTCTGATAAATTAGAAATTACAGGTTCAGCATTTTCAGACTTATCTTTATTAAAAATATTTTTTATATTTCTTATGTTATTATTACCGGCAAGTACCATTAAGCGCTTCCAATTTACTATATTAGAAGCTATACACAGGTTTTTTAACTGTTCTACTAATAAATTATAATCCTTTTCTTTTATAATAGCAGTGTGGTCTGTATTAGTAAAGAAATTGACTATTCCGTTAATAGTGCTTTCTGACAACTTTTTTTCACTTAATATATCTTTTTCTAAAACACTTACAGCACGTTTTACAGAGCCTATCAATTCTTTTTTATTATAACTATTAATAACATCAATATAAAAAGAAATAAACTCGTTAATACCGTCTATAAAATAAGGATTTGTATCTGGATTAAAATTGGCATGTAAACAAATACTAATTTTATCTAAACACCCTGTATTTATTATAGCCTCTTCGCATAATAAATAAAAAGAAGAAGCTCCCCAAAAAGTAGTTTTATCTTCTGGTTCAGCAGAATCGGAAGTTTTAATAGAAAATCTTTCGGCTTTATTGGCTTCTATTAATAGCTTTTTTAAATCTTCTCTAATATTTGTCATACATTTAATTTCTTTACTTGGACTGGTTTATTTTAGTTCTTGTTAATTCAACTGTTGGAACAAACGCTAATATAGGATTTAAAGAATTATTGTTTGAAACCGTATTTAAAATTCTCGGTATACAAACAGCCTCTACGGCTTTATAAGTTAAACTTATTGTAGAAGTATTTGCGGTTGTTATATTTGTACAAACTGTATCTATTGCCGCAAAAGTTTGTGATAATCCATAAACATAAGCAAGTAATACAAGATATATAAAATCTGTAGATGATATATTTGTATCTAAAGATAATGCCCCACACGGAACCTGTTGTAAATGGCTTATAAGAGCTGAAGATAAATTAGCTATATATTGAAAAGCGACATCAGCATTATCATAATACGATTGCGGTGTTTCACTTATATATTGGAGCATTTGTGTATTAGTTGGAACAGCTTTTCCGATATTTTGGAACATATCATTTGTTATATTAAATAAGCCACCTGGAACCATAGATTGCGTTCCATTACTTTCTACTAACATCATAGCTTTAAAATAACTAACATCAGAAAATACTTTACCTGCCGTTCCTATACCAGAAATATATTTAGTGTATAAAGTTTGTAATACCTTATCATATGTTGTTAAAGAATAGTTATATACTGCTGGTAGTGGTGAATATACATATGGTTTAGTTGAACCAGTTATATTCGGGACTATACTTGTTGGAGAAACTGTATTGCCAGCACTATCTACAATAGTGCTGTTATTTATAGTAGAGTTTACAGCATTAGACATATCATAAGCTCTACAAACATCAACTCTGGAAAAGAAATCTGGCATTGTGTTATCTGCCTTATCTTTTGCTTTATAGTTAAAAAACATACGAGAATAATTTTTTATAACCGTTTTTATTCTGCTGTATTTAGCATAGGCATTTTCCATAATAGCGCCTAATACATCATATGTTATTGAACGGTTAACTCTGAAATTAACATCGCCACAACTATATATTAATATATTACCATCTGGGTCAAATCCAATGAAAGAACCTGATGGGTGTCTTAACATTATAGTTTCTTTACCTGGAGTTAAAGACATTTCTAAACCTGCTGGTTTTGAAAAGTTTACAGCATCACTTGATGAATATTGAACAGAAAATTCGTTATAAATAGAAGCAACTTGTTCTGGAGTGCCAGTATTTGTAGAAACGGTAGAAGCGCCATTATTTCCAGATGAGACCACAGTGCTTGATTGAGTGTTAGAAGACATATGAAGCCAAGTAGCAAAGGCATCAATAGTTTGGTTATAACTTATAGCAGATAATCTTGATGCGCTTATTGCTGCTCCTGTTTGAGCAGAACTTCCAGCTTTCCAAACATCCCAATGAAGGTGAGGCCCTGAATTATGACTTGTTACGGCAGTTATTCCACAAACTCCCATAACAGTACCAAGTTTTACAAGCTGTGTTTTACCAGAATTCACTATATTTTGTATATTTTGTGCTATGCTTCTTAAATGTAAAAAGCCATGACCATACCCATCTATACCTAATACTAATAATTCATACCCAACATATGGAATAGTTCTTATATATAAAGGATAGCAGTCTATAGGCGCTAATAAAGCCGTACTACCACTTGCTTCAGCATGAATATCAATACCGCTATGTAAGCCATATGGACGAGGAGCATGAAACTTTCCATCTGCCCCGCCAGAGAGCCTAAATGGCCCTGAAACGGGCAAAGTTTTGTTTATGGTGGCTGACGCAGCACAATCATTTAATCCTTGTAGAATAACAGCACTATTAATCGTACTTTGAGTTGCTGTGCTTGGAGTATTAACAGCAGCAGATGGTGAAACTGATGTTATAACTGTTCCACTAACGTAATCATTACTTAATAAATTAGTAGGAGCTAATAAAACAGACGGTCCAGAAGCTGATAAGGGCTCTCTTTTTGCGAAGGCAGCGCTTGCTGTTGTTGGAAAAGCTGGATATAATCTTGCTAATGTCGCAGCATCTGATTGTGTTAAAACAGATATTTTATCATATGAAACAGAACCTTCTAATACTATAGCTCTGTTGTTTGGGTCATCTGATATAAATAGAGTAGAGCCTTGTCCTGTTCTTATATTATAAACAGATGGTGCTAATGTTTCATAAGCACTTGCGTTAACAGGAGGCGCAGCAGCCGCGTTTCCTGGGGTATCTGTTTGGCTTACTGCCGTTAGAGCTACGCCAGGAAGCATTTCTAACGGTCTTGGTAAAGAATATCTAAACTCGTTAGCATGAATTATTGACCCTACCACAACCGGTAGCATAGGATCATCATTTTCAAACATTATAATAACTTCTGTTCCAACAGATGGCGTAGTAAATACTCCTGCTGGTGTGGTTAACCCACCTTGAAAATCTAAAGATGGTCCTAAATTATGACTTAAAACCGAAGCCCACGGTAGATTAGTTATTGTATTTTGGTCTTTAAATGTAGAAGAGCCGGCTAATTTATTACTTAATGCTGTTGAATATGAGATAATATCTGGGTCTATATTAGCAATTCCATCTTGATTATACGGTGATGGGCCATGAATAGCGGGTATCCACACTTTAACTCTACCGGCAAACAGCGGGTCTACATTAGATACAACTATTCCACGCGTAGTTGCCTGTTTTGTAGTGCCAGACCTAAATCTACTATAATCACCAAAAGCCGTTTCTATAGTATTACTGTTTGAATTGCTGCTCATATTAACTTAATAGTTTCTGTAAACTTTGAATATCAATTATATTAATAACTTCACCAGAAGTTGGTCTTGCGAAAGGGTCTACAATAGCATTTGCCCAAAAAATAACCCACCATAGAGCAGCATCACCGTATACATCTAAAGCTATTAAATCCGGCCTTCCAGCATATTTAGGAGGAACTTTATAAAAAGAAGTAATTGGAATAAGACCAGAATAGGCGGAAGGTAATGGGTAATAAGTATTTATATTATTTATAGATAAAAAGGTTCCAAGTTTTGTAGTTCTATCATTAGTTGGATTTGCTGGGACTAAAACACTTCCATCCCAATTCGTAACAAGAGACATAAAAAACCCTCAAACTTAATTGATTGAAAAATAATTCAAACTTTACTCTTCGGTTTATAGCTCAAAAATACGACATATGTATATGCGCCGAGGGTTGATAGTTATTATATATAGTTATTATATATAGAAGAACTTCCTTTAATCTTTTTACCCACAAAGTTAAGATCTTTCAAAAGTCTATCTCTGCTTGTACTTACTTTATGCGTAGAACTTGTTGGTACCTTTTCCGCTATTTCATTAAGTTTTAAATAAGTTTTCCAACAATGTTTTATTTGTTTTGTATATAGAATTGTATTTATATCATTATAAAAAGTATATAAAGTTTTAGCTAAAGCATCACAACTTTTAACTAATTCCTCGTCTAAATACTGGTCTGGGTCAAAAGATAAAATAACAAATTGAACAGCAGCGGCATAAAACAAAAGTATTTTTTGAGTTTTAGTTCCTACTTCAGCCGGGTTAAAAATTAACTCTTTTACATATTCTTTAAACTCTTGTATTTCATCTGAACTTAAAATAATGCAAAACTCTTCAAGATTGGCATTGTCATTGTTTTTAAGTGCTTGAATACGGTTTTTCATAAGTTGTTATCACTATATTTAATTTAGTCATAAAAAAGGCTGGCGCAATTACCAGCCTTTTATTTTAGTTGTTATTAGATTTATGCGATTGTTACTGTTTGTGTAGAAGTGATAGAATTACCGCCTTCAGTAACCGTTACAATTAATGTGGCAGGACCAGTTGTTCCAGTAACAGCAAAGTTAATAGAATTGGTTCCCTGACCAGTAAGACCTGTTCCAATGGCAGAGCCAGACCAAGTATATGTTACAGCAGTACCACCAGAAGCTAACATAGGATAACTGGCAGTAGCTCCGGAGGTTCCGTGTGTGTAAGAGGATAATGTAATTGGCGCAAAAGCTGGCATATTTGGAACAGTGTTATCAAAAGCAACAACATTTTTCTGTCCAGTTGTAAAATTATCAAAAGAATAGAAAGTATAATTTGGATAAGCAGCTAATTGAAATTGCTCTGCTCCATATCCAAGCTGTACTGTAGAAGGGGCTGTTCTTTGAAGTAAATTAACATACTCTGGCCCACCAAGAACACCTGCTCCTCCTGGCTGAACACCGGTTATACCAAAAGTTCCTGTTAATCCGGTTACACCGGTGGGAAACCCACCAAGCATATAAGGATTAGAAGTTTCTGGAGAAACGGCGTAGTTAGTCTGATAGTTAACTGTGATTTTATCTGGGTATTGGTTTATTACGGGGACTGTTATAATTGGCATATTGTATCTCTTATAAAATTAGTGTGTTACGAAGGGTGCTGAAGATTGTACTGTTAAACCATCTGAAGTAGTTAAAATAGTTTCTAATAAGAAGCTGCCAGTAGAACCGGTAGCTTTGAAAGTTAATCCTGTTGTACCTTGACCACTAATTACAGAACCGATAGCAGAACCTGTCCAAAGTAAAGAAGAGCCAGAAGGTAAACCAGTTACGCCAGAAGCTCCGGCAGGAGTTGGATAGAAAGTAGCAACAGCAGCAGTATAACCAGCTGTAGCACCTGTGCTACCGGTGATTTGACCGCAAGGAATTTGAGCTTTTCCTGAAAAGGTTGTTTTAAAAGCTACTACTGTCTTTTTACCCGTTTGAAAATTGTCAAACGAAAAGAACTTATAGCCAGGATAAGCGGCGAGTTCAAACTCTTCACTACCATAACCAGAATATTGAACAGTAGTTGGGGGAGTTCTTTGAAGTAAATTAATATATTCTGGACCACCAATAAAACCTGGACCACCGGCCTGAACACCAGTGATACCAAAAGTTCCCGTTAATCCAGTTACGCCAGTTGGAAAACCGCCTAACATATAAGGATTGGTAGCCTCTGGTGAAATGGCAAATTCCGTCTGAAAAGAGACGTTTAATGTATTTGGAGAATCGTTTATAACAGGAACTGTGATAACGGACATGGTAATAATACCTTTCGAATATTTTTTGTACTATATTTAATTATATTTATATTGAAGTGTTGTTGGTAAATGTAGCAAATGTTTATCGCATTTAATTATTAATTAGATTTGTTTGTAGGAAGTAATATTGCGTTTTTCTTTGCTTTTCTAATAGCCCAAGAAGCTTTAAGCTTTTCGCTGACTCTTTTGTTATGCTCTTCTGTGTGGTGTTTTCCAAACATCGCATTACCCGCGCCTATTTTTGCTTTACTTATCTTGTCTCCCCAAGTAATTTCTCTTCCTTTTTGTGCAACACTCATTTTTTTCTTATGCTCTTCTGTTAGTTTTTTACCTGTATGAGCTTTAGATAAAATCTTTTTTGTTTCTTCCGTGTGGTGCTTCCCATAAAACCCGTTTTTCTCCCCAGTTTTATTTTTTCCTGCCCTTTCATAAATATCTTTTTTGTTTGGATGTGAACTTGTACAGTCTCCACCAGAACCGCCATTAGCTATATTATAACCAATTTTAGGATTTTTGCTATTATATAAATTAATATAATATATTTCTTGTTCATATAAGTCTTTTTTTGAACTACATTCTTTTACTTGTTCAATAATAAAATTATCTACACCATATTTTTTCATTGCAGTATACAAATAACTAACCTTTTGTGCTATTTTTATTCGATTAGCTGCCTTTTTATGTTGTTCAAATCTATTTTCAATACTGTTTGAAGTTAATCCAATATATATTTTACTGTTAATAATATTAGTGATTTTATAAACCCACATTTTATACCTCATAATTAATTCATGGATTTATATGATGAACTATGATGGTATAGCTTCTTTTTTTGCGTTTTGTTTCGCTTGTTCTAATGTAATGCTCTTACTTTTCACATTTAATACATCAGCAGCAACGTAAGGATTATATAGTTTAAAATTATCTCCATGTCCTATAAGAAGATGACATTCATTTGGGCCCATGCAAAGAACTATGAGATTTTTTGGATCGAGTTCTAATGCTGGGTCATGTTTGAAGCTTACCATATGATGCACTTGCAAAAATGAGGTACTTTCACAACAAGCACACTTTGGGTTTGCTTTAAGTGCTGTTTTCCTTACACCACCCCACTTCGAAGAGCGTGTTATTAGCTTTGAATGTTCTCGTACTACAGCATGTACTACTTTAAGTGAGTGTGTTATTAATGCTATCATACTAATAACTCTCCTATTAAATTAGTTCTAAAATATTTCCAATCTTTGTCGATTCGTCGATATACTTTATGGAGAACTTTATGTCTAACACCTTAAATCATGCCAAAAGAGAACTCGCTTTACTCGGATATAAACCAATAGAAGAACTTAAAGAAGATGACCCCGATAGATGGATACAGGAAAATATTTTAGAGTTGCTTGAAGTATTTTCTAAACAAGAACATTCTGGAATGTCTGCCTCTTATGTAATAGGCATGTTTCATAAGTTAGCAAGTCACGAACCTATAAAACCTTTAACTGGTGAAGATAGTGAATGGGAAAAGGTCGATTTTCAAACTTGGCAAAACGTAAGATGTTCAAGAGTATTCAAACAATCTACTAAATCTGGATTTGAATATTATGATGTTCACGGAAAAATATTTGAGGAGCCTGATGGCGCGAGATGGTCTGGTAAAGATTCTAAAACGCATATTACATTCCCATACTTACCTAAAACAGAAGTGGTTAAAGTTAACTCCTCTGCTGAAGAAGGGAGCGTTAACTAACATGTCATCTTACAATAATGATTTTTGGGTTAGCACAGCAATACCTATAACAACTATTACAACAAGCAGTGCGTGGAATGCTGTTAATAGTTTTCCTCAAGTGTATGGTCCAGGCTCCAATAACGCTGGACATGTAGGAGGTGGAGGTATTAACTGGACTACTGCGACACAAAAACCAAGTATAAAAAGTCTTTCTGAAGCATTGAAAGATGATTTAACTAAAAAGATAATTTTGTGTAAAAATAAAGAAGAATGTAAAGAAACTTTTGGTTCTTATGGTTTAGAAATACTTGAAAGTCTTTTAGGAGAAGTTTTACAAGAAGCAATAAAATCTGAAGAGGCTTTTGTAAAAGCTTTAAGTAAAGAAAAAGAGACTATAGAAAAATTAAGAGCTTATATTTCAGAACATTCAACCAACGAAGAGGCAACTTTAAGAGATATATTACATCTATTAAATACTTAATATGTTATTGTGGCGCATTTTATATCTTCCTGAAGCCGAGTTTTTACAAGGAACTGGAAATGTAAGTTGTGTTGAAGGTTTTTATGAACAATTATATTGTGATTATGCTTTATTTACAACAAGAGAAGCAGCACAAGACGCATTAGATTATTATTTTCAATTTGACATTTATAGATTATACAAATACTCCTCAATACCACAACATTATGAGATAACACAATATGAAAGTAAGTCCAATACGAGCAATGGTAGAAATGTTTCTGCCACATAGGCATAAATCACCACTAAAGAAACTACCTGCTCATCATCCAGCCAAAGCCTATTGTTATACTTTAATAGGGCATAACGAAAAGCCGCTATCTGTCGACTCCCTTTTAAATCTTGGTTTTGTTGGTAAAATTAGAGGCAGTAGTGATTTTATAATTTTAGATGAAGAAATGTTATTTAAAGACTTAAATGTAATAGTTAAAATAGCAAAGTTTTTTAATATCCCAAGAATAAGAAAATATACAGATGCTAAAAAAGGGATAGAGTGGGAAGGAAATACAAGAGATATTTATTTATCTCTGTTATCAGAACAACTATTTCATAACATTGATGAAACAGTGTAATTTATCTTGTTCTGGGCCACAATTGACCCTTTAATGGCCTTATTCCACCAGAACGCAACCTATAATTTGGTGGGAAGGTTAAAATTATCTGTTTTCCAGTAGGAAATAGCGGTAATTTGCCTATTATTGGTGGTCTTGTTCCAGATATTACTTTTCTTACAATACCGTTTTGTAAAAGTATTCCAAATCGTATAAATACATGTGGTAAAGACGCTTTATACACAGATAAAGAAATACATGCCTTTTTTGGCTTAGATGCCGGCAAAGAAACTAATAGTTTAGATAATCCAGTAGGGTTTGAGAAATTGGTAGTTGGTGTAGTCATAAATTAACTTGGCTTTTGGTAGCCGCAAAGAAGGGCTCCGCCGTTTATTTTAGTAAACCACAATCCTTGACTTATTAAATCGTTAGAGAAGTGCTTTGTTGCTGTTGTACCATACATAGCTCTTGTACAACCCACAAAAGTATTTCCAGACAAAGCAGAGTATTGTATAATTTCACCTTCTATTACTATATAACCAGATGTTGCGAAACCAGTTGTACTAACTGCTGCTATTTCTGTATCGTTTGTAAGTATATTAACTGTGGCGGTAGAGTTGGTTAATGTATCAGCAACTAATAATAATGCTTCGTCTGTAGCAGAGCCTACAAACTTATACCAATCTTGTATATCTAAAGCTGGAACTATTGGAACTATGCTTCCATCTGTACTTCCTAATGTTTCACCAACACAATTTACCCGATGTATTTGATAATCGTTTCCTACATTATTTGCGCCAGTAAATATGCCGCTTCCAAATAAAGAAGTTGTAGCATTTTCATAATAAGAGGCGTGGAAGAAATAATCTAATACTTTATCTCTAATTCTACTATAACCAAATACTGTTCCCCAAGTAGCATCGTAGGTATATGTACTTCCAGCTACATTTGGAATACCTTTTGATGTTCCGTTAGAGATAGCCCAAGCATGACAAGTTCTGGCAAAAGAAGACGAGTTTGTTGCTACATCGTCCCAACCAATTAATAATTCTATTGGTGTTAATGGTAATCCAAAATTATTTGATGGCATAGTCGCCAACATTTCTGTATTATTAGCATAACAAGCATGAACAGGACCATAAAATCCTGAATTTGTTTTAGTAGCTAATCCTATACCTCTTGAACATATTTGTAAATAATATATAAAACCACTTATTAAATCTATCTGTAGTGTAGTATTTGATGTATCGAATAGATTTGTTGGTTGTGGCATTGCGCTTGGACACGGACCAGCTATTGTTATTCCACCTATATTTGCGTTGGTAGACATTACTATCCAATTTGTTGCTGTATTAGCAGTTCCATAAATATAATCAGAACTATCATCAGCGTTTTGTGGGCTTGGCGTTTGATATTCCCATGTCCAAGAAGTGAAATTAGGGTCAGAGCTTGCTCTTATAGATTCATATAATGCCCGTAAATTTTGTTTTGCTGTGTTTGTAGAGGCACCTGTAGGCCCATTAATAGTAGAGCCGTTTAATGTTATACTTCCATATACAGCACCGGCAACACTTTCCCACAAAGCAATAACCTGTGGTGTATAAGTTTTAAGATATTGTAAACTTGATAAAGATAGTGTAGTTCCTGTAATTGTAAATCTTAATACCTCCATAGTATTAGAATTACCTATTGTTTCAGTAACTGGCGGAATTATATCTAAAAAGTTTACATTAGTTATTCTATTTTTTAGATTATCTTCTAAAGACCAATTTGCTATTGTTAATATAGTTGAGTTAGCAGAACTTACTCTTAATCTCCAATAAGCATATCCGCTGGCCCCAATCACAGTAAACTTCCTTTGTTCAGAAGCATACCAATTAGTTTGATTAGACCATGTTTGTAATGTGGTCCAAGAACTTCCATCATTAGAGTATTCTAAAACAAACGTATTTGGAGCCTGTGTTCCTGTTGGACTACTTGTTATATACATTACCGTTGGTGTAAAATTGCTTTGTAGCTGTATGCCTATAATTCCACTGCCTATACCAGAGGTGCCTCCAGCATATGCCCCGCCAGTCATATTTAAATTAAAAGCATTACTATAATTAGCAAGAGAGCTTGTAGGATACGCAATTGGAACTAAAGCACGTTTTTGTGTTTGCCAACCATATGTAGTTAATGCTGTTTCAAATGTATTTTGAACATCTATTATAGCATCGCCAAGAGGTATTAAGAAATCTTCAAAAGCAAGAAATGTTGACATTTATAAAACTTTCAGTATAAACTTAATTAAACATTACTTTGTTCTTGGATACATTTGTCCAGATGTTGGTCTTGGTAAAGGGTTTGATGGAACTACACTTACTTTCAAAGTTTTAGTTACCGTAGAATTAGCTTTTGGTGCTGGGGCTGTTGATAAATATGTAGTCATATTAATCGTTTCTCATCGCTACTACTGTTGTTCCACCATAGGTGGTTGGAAACCCAGTAGAATATCCAAATGGCCAAATACTATGAGAGTTTCCATCCCAAGTAGTAGCAGTTATAGCATTACTGGCTGTTAAATCTGTGTTAAAATATAAAAAACAACCTAAAAACGGAGAAGACTCTCCAACATTCCAGACTCTTATTGGATATAATTGAACAGTATTTCCAGATGCTCCAGTTCCTGTTGCTGGAGTTACTGTTGCTGTATAAGTCTTACCTGCAGATACTGTTCCAGTATATGGTATATATTGAGTCAGCACAGTTCCTTGATTAGTCCCAACCAGTACTACAATACCATCTGCTGTATCAGCTCCAGTGGCATTATGAGTTCTCTCCACAAAAATATAAAAATTAAATGATGTTCCACTGCTACAATAAAAAGAATAAGCTAATCTATTTGTATCTGCACTTATTCTTGTTAGGTTAGCTGGTGTCACGCCAAAAGTATAATTAACATTCATTACTAAAGTTCTAGTCCCTACCTGCCCAGTTAAATTTCCATAACCGTCTGTTCCAGTACCTACAGTAAAAAACATACCAGGCCCTGCTGCACTACCAGAATACGTAGCAAATTCAAATTTTATATAGCAGGGGTTAGTACCAGCAAGAGAGTCATTCATTTTTATCAAATCCCATGCCCAAACAACTCCAGCTGCTCCTATTGTTGCAGTTGACCAATTAACAATTCCTATATCATTTTGTCTAACCCATCCAGCAGTTATAAAAGTATTAACAAAAGATGAGCCCCAAGCCCTTGCAGCCGCTGAAGATGAAAAATCTATGGCAGCACTATTTGTTTGTAACATATTAAACCTCTTCGGGAACAAATGTAATAATTGTAGTAATTGACGTTGTTGTAGAACCTAAATTCATAATAGAGAGATAACAATTAGTATTCGGCGTAGCATCCAAATTATAAAAATTAGGGACTGGACTGCATGTAATTACACTGGATGTAGAACCGTCAAAAATACAACCAGATCCTGGAACAGGATCATTAAGAATAGAGCGTCCAAGGTCAGCAGTTCTTGCGGCCGAAGTACAATATATACGAACCCACGCACTATTATTACAAGATACCGAAAAGATATTTGCGCTTTTAGCCATAGTTACGGTATCTTGTTCTATTGCTCCTGGGGCTAATGAAGCTGTAGTGACTGAAACTGATTGTCTCGTAAATGTAGATGTACCAGTAGCACCAGTTACTCCGGTAGCCCCGTTTGCCATAACTGGGTTCCATGCTGTATAACCAGGAAAAGACATTAGTATAAACCTCCGAATGCCGTAACTGTTATAGCATTAGTTGAGCTTGTAGTAGATACTGTAGTGCTAACCCATAAAGTATATGTTGGTGGTATTACTAAATTAGTATATAATTCATACGAATTATACGCTGGAACAGTAGTAGATGGAGTAATTACAGAAACAGCATATTCATCAATTACATAAGCTGTACTTCCATTAGAAAGCCAAAGAATTACAGTCTGTGCTGTTGTTGGAGCTGTCATATTAGAAGAAGATGCCTGTACTTGAACTTTATCTATTCTTAAACCATTTGTGCTTACATTAGCTAACATAACAGCATTACACGGAGCTGAAGCTAAATTAGCTGTTGTAGTAGTATTCCTTGTAGTACATGCTGTTGCATTGCTTAAATCTGCTGTACTTATAAAGGGAACTGCTGGAAAAATTGGTGCTGTATTTGCTGACATTTAAAAAGCTCCATAAGTAGCTGAAAGATCTATAGTATTTAGTGCTGTTGTATTAGTAACGGCTACTGTCCTTTGTGTAACGCTTCTTGGCCAAAATTGTCCTGTTGTCGGTCTTGTTGTAGCTGCTGGATTGGCTGTTTGTATAAAAGGTTCTTTAAACGTTTTAAAAAAAGCTTGTGCTTGATAATTAAAGATAGCAGGCTCTGTATAAGTTCTTGTATAAATAACGTTAATAAGAGCGTGTTCTGGTGGATTACAAATAGATGTTTTATTAGATATTGCTTGAATGTTATTTACAGATGCTATACACAAATTAGCCATTATTCATACCTCATAGCTAAAGAAACGTTTACTGAAGTTAATCCCCTATTAGTGCTGGGGCTGAATGAAACAGTATTAAATACTATTGGCAAATATGTTCCTGTTATGGAGGCATCAAATAAGCTTAATAATACTGTATTTCCTGGCGTAAAATCTGTTATTTGATATAAAAAGATATTTGAAGATGGGCCAGATTCACCAGGAGTCCAGCACTTTACTGTATATAAAGCTGCTGTATTTTTAAAAGAACCTCCTGTAGAGGGGTTAGTTACAGTAGGAACATTACAATTCCAAGCAGAATATAAAGAAGGTATTGTACCAGAAAATGGTATATATTGAGATTTTGTTCCAGAACTGCTTGTTTGGCCATTAGTTAAAAATAATAGCCCAGTACTTGTTGTATTTCCAGAAGAGTCTTTTGTTCGTTCTATACTAAACAAAATGTATTCATAACTATTAGCACTATTTGGCCACAAACACGCACAATACCTATCAGTATTTCCAGAAAAATAGCAATTAGATGCAGTATTTACATTATTCCATGGATATACTTGTAATCTTGTTAATAAAACGCCAGTTATATTTCCGGAACCGTCTGAACCTGTTCCTATAGTTATCCAAAAACCCGGTGTTAAAGCAGCACCGGTTCCAGACCCATACTCTATTTTTAAAAATACTGGAGCTGTTGATTGCCAAGAATCATTCATTTTAAAAATAGAATATCCTTGACTTGTATTAGCAGAGGCAGGGAAAGCAACAGAAGCCCAATTTATTTGTCCCGTATCTGATGTTCTTACCCAACCACAAGTAATAAATGTACCATCAACTCCGCTTCCCCATGCTTGGAATTGGGCATTAGTAGAAGAATAAGGAGTAAGGGATAGAGTAATAGCAGCCATTATTCATACCTCATTAATAACGCAGTAGTTAATGGAGCACCAGTAAAAGCAAAATATCCTGCATTCGTATTAACCATACCAGGAACATAATAAGTTCTGCTAACACTGTCATACCCTGTTATGGAAAAAGTAGAACCGGTAGCAAAGTCTGTACCAGCAAAATGAACAAAATTAAAAATTGGTAAAGTTTCATACATGTTATAAGATTTAATTGGATATGAATAAAGATTTGGAGATAAACTTCCACCACCAGAGGGTGGAATAGAACAATACCATCCTTGTGATACATAAGGTGTAATAAAATTGGTGGTAGTTCCTAAAAGCAAGTATTGACAACTTCCAAAAGGAGATGTAGCACTTGACCAAAAAATGTGAGCCGCCGTTCCAGTATCTACACCAGACGCGTTATGTGAACGTTCTATACCAAAAACTAACCATTGAGAACTCATATTGGCTGGATTTTGTGGCCATAACACAAAACACAATCTATTAACATCACCAGAAAAATAAGATGTTCTGGTATTTGTATCTATAGCACTACTGGCAATTGCTACTCTTTGGCTTATATTACCTGTCAAGTTACCAGCGCCGTCCGTTCCAGTTCCAACGGTTATCCACAAACCCATATAACCAACGGCATAACTTCCACACCCGTATTCTATTTTAATATATACTGGAGAAGTAGACTGTAAATAGTCATTAAATCTATATACTTCATATCCAGATACCGTACTTTGTGTAGTTGGGTGTAAAACTGTAGTCCAATTTATTTGACCAGTATCAGATGTTTTAATTAGATTAACTGAAGTTATGGCTGTTCCTATAGCAGAACCCATTGTTCTAAAGCCCGCATCTGTTGTAAAATATGCTGTAGACGTTGATGTAGTAGCTGTTGCCATATTATTCATACCTTATAGCGAAAGCTTGTTGAGCTACTGTTGTACCATATCCTAAAGCTGCATATGGAGAACCAACAGGAAGAAATGTTCTTGTTGTACCTTCCCAAGTAGTTATTGGAATAAGGTTTAAAGCTGTAATATCACTTGGGTAATGTACAAACAATTGGTTGGAGGGAGAAGTCTCTCCTTGACCCCAAGTTCGGATAGGAAAAGTGTAAATGTTAGTTCCCCAAGCATTTGATGTTAATGATGCTGGCATTGCAAAATTCCAAGCAGCTTGACTGGTTGTAACAACACTTGGAATACAAGAAAAAGAAGTTGTATTGGACACATAACTATTTAAAAAACACATAATACCTGTAGATGTGTCTGAACCAGAAGTATTATGTGTTCTTTCAACACATATTAACATTTGTGTATTAACATTACCATAAAACACATACATACACACTCTATTAATATCTATAGAGCCTTTTATTGTTCCACCTGTATTACCAGCGGAAGAAGATAAGCCTATTCTTATGCCATTACTGCCAGTCAAATTTCCAGCACCATCCGTCCCAGTACCAACACTAACCCATATACCAGGATAAGTTGCGCTGGATGATGTAGATGCCCCATATTCTAATTTTAAATAACATGGTGTAGTTGATTGTAAGGAATCGTTCATTCTCCATATTTGATATCCCTGCACATTACCAATAGAAAGAGGGTGTGTTACAGTTAATAAATTGATTTGGCCAGTATCTGATGTTTGAACCCAAGCTGTAGCCATGATATTAGTTATAACAGTAATCCAAGCTCTAAAGTTAGCATCTGTACTACAATCTGAATTTATTGATATAGAAAAAGCTGACATTTCGTTAAGACTCCAAAGGTAAATAAGATAAGGTTGTTGTTATTGTTCTGGCCACAACATCCATATTTGTGACACGGGCATATGCTGTTGCTGATAAACTTATATCCATAT